GTAAAGCTTTTCTTTTATTTTTTCAGATGAGCTCCTACGGTATTCTTTGCAGTATATTTGAGAAAGGTCATTTTTTAAAAAATATATTTTTATTTGATCATTTTTTATATCCCAACCAACACCATACCATTTGAACCCATTGGGGGTTATGGGGCATATATTTAAAGTATTTAACATATTCAACGCATTTTTTTCAAATAGGTCTGGATTGGTTTTTGTTCCAATAATAAATCTTGAGGGGTTTATCTCTCCCCCTTCTATGCTAATTACAAAGGAATAGCAAGAAAGGTGTTCGTTGTCACAGATATCGTCTTCGGTTATGTTGTCTAAAGATTCGGCTATAAAATCATATTCTGAGACGCTTACATTAGACAAAATTGAATATATATTTTTTTGATATATATAAAACAAGTCTTTAATTCTGGGCAACATAATATATAATAAAACAAGCAAACGAAGTGTAAAGATAAATATGGCAGAAGGAATAGATCAAAAAGTAGCATCTGAGGCTATGTCTCTCGAGCCAAGTCAAATGCTAGAATTTTATTTGATCTATTATGGCTGGCCAGTAGATCAAAATAGCGTATTGGCTTTGTCTCCCACGATGACTACTAGAAAAGGAGCTCTTGCGGAAAGAATTGTATGGCAAGGTCAAGAATATATATCTTACCCAATGGAGACTAGCGGTTTTGAGGTGAAGGGCGACAATAGCCTCCCTAGACCAAGATTAAAAGTATCGAATATACAATATACAATATCAAAATATCTAAAAGTACATAACAACTTAATCGGAGCAAAGGTAGTAAGAAAAAGAACTTTCGCTAGGTTTTTAGATGATGTTAATTTTGAAGGAGGAAAAAACCCGTATTTCGATATAAACACTCAGAGCAGTGAAGCTTCTGCAAGTTCGTACTTGCCAGATCAAACCTTTTATATAAACAGGAGGACTACAGAAACAAAAGATCTGGTGGAACTGGAACTATCCACTGTTTTTGAATTAGACAATAGTTACCTTCCGAACAGGAATGTATATTCAAAATACTGCACATGGATATATAGGGGGCATGGATGTCTTTACAGTCAAGAACCTATAAAGGCGGCAAACGATGATGATTTTAGAGACTCTAGCGGAACTGTAGTATCGACCTCTTCTGCACAATTTAAAGGCAGATGGAGCGGTTCAACGAGTTATACTAAAGGACAGCATGTATACACAGAAATAGCCAATCATGACGTTTCTGACGACGATTCAGAAAGCTCAATAAACAATGCTTCGATAAAGCCATTGCGTACTTTTTATGTGTGTGTCGGAGAGGGCACTATATCTGGAAATGAAAATTTCCCGCCAATATCTAAAAATTGGCAAAGAGATGAATGTTCAAAAAAATTGTCTGCCTGCAAACTAAGATTTGGAAAAAATGGACTAAGATTTGGAGGATTTCCAGGAACTCATGCATACCCACCTAAAGGATAGTTTTAAAAAAGATTTAATTGAATACGCTAATACGGACTTAAAAAAAGAAGTTTGCGGCTTTATTTGTTATAAAGATGGAGGGTTGATTTTCAAGCCCGCCAAAAATCATTCGAGTGATGATGATATATTTTTAATTAACCCAGCGGATTTTTTGCAGGTAAAATTAAAAGGAGATTTGTTGGCTATATTTCACACTCACGTAAATGGTAGGGAAGATCCGTCCGAATATGACATAGAGAATTCAAAAAACTGCCTCTATCCATTTTTAATATACTCTTTATCTACAGAGAGGTTTAATTTATTTGATATGCCTAATTTCCAAAGATCGGAAAAAGGTGTAATAATGTTAAAGGAATTTTTGGATGACTAATGTAATTATACACGGAGAATTTGGAGAAATTTATGGGACGACTCATAAATTTAAAGTAAAGAAGCTTTTGGAGATTACTAGCGCTTTAGAGGCTAATAATCCAGGAGTTAGGAATTTTTTGCTTTCTAAATTCAAGGAAGGCTTGAGTTATGCTTTTATAGACCCCCAAAACCCAGATAAAAAATGGGAGACGATTGATGAATTATCTTCAGCGAACGCTCCTAAAGAAATACATATTGTCCCAACCATAACTGGCGCGTTTGTTTTTACTGCGATAGCGGCGGTTGTCACGGGTATAGGTGGATTCGTAGCTGGGGCTTTAAGTGCGCTAGGCACGGCTTTAGCTAGTGGTGGGTTTTTGGCTAATTTGGCGGTTGGAATGCTGATTCAAGGCATTATGTCTTTATTATTTCCTATTGAGACTCCAAAGCCTCAGACGGCAGAAAGCAAGATTGATATGTCTAGCTACATTTTTACCAATTTAGAAAATAATGCTGTTCAGGGTTTTCCCATACCATTATTGTATGGAGAACTTCGTGTCGGATCTAATATCATTTCAACCAATGTCACTAGTGAAGATTTAGGATAATGGGTTTTTACAAAAGCATATTTAAGAAAAAGATAGTTATAGCTGGTAGGAGTAAGGGAGCTTCGCCTTCTTACTTGATGCCGCCAGACGCGACTGCTGCCAAGCAGGGTTATCAGATATACGAGGCGGTAGATTTGATATGTGAAGGTGAGGTCGCAGGTCTAGTTAGCCAAGAAGGAAAAATTTTAACTGGCGGTTCAAGGGTTCAGAAAACCTTCAATAAAGAACAAAATGTTATTGGAGGTACTACATTACCCATTGACCAAGGAATTTACTTTAATGAAACGGCACTAAGAGACTCCGCGGGAAATTCGACTCATTCCAAGTACGACATTGAATTTAAAAGCGGAAAAATTTTACAGACAGCTTCCGTTATAACAAAACACCCAACTAGGTTAAAGAAGTTATCTTCTCCAATTAAAGGGCCGTATAATATGTCTGCTCAATATGAAACGCGGACGAGGACGGTGAGGACATGGAAATGGTACAGGGGATATGAAACGAAGACTGAGACGTATACAGTTAATGTTTCTCTAAATGGCGCAAGAACAGGTAAAGGAAGTAGGGATGTAAGAACTGAAGGCACTTCAGCGAGAGACTTCGTTACTTGGCAAAAATATCATCCAATAGAAAGCGCCGCTAAACCATTTACATATACAAATTATGATAAAGATATAGATAAGGTAGATATAGGCTTACAAATAGACGGGCTAAGTGACACAAGATCATATTCTACCAAAAGTGAAAATGAAGCGGGCAAAAGTAAAATGGGAACGCCCATGCCATTAACAATAACCTTTACGGCTAAGGTCGGAAAGTCAGATAAAGATGGCACCATAACAGAGGAGGCGGCGGTTTTTACAGTTAGGCCAGGAAAGGGCAAAACAGTTGGAAATGGAAATGGAAAGCTATCGGTCAGGGGAATTATTACAGCGCCATACACAGTAACTTTAGAAGATATTACTTTGCCTCAATTATCTGACACCGATTTATATAATTTTATAGAAATAGGCAAGGTAGAACACGAAACAGTTTCTAATCTAGTTAACAGAAATGGGGGCGTTGCAACAGTAACAGAAAAATATCTAGATACCTTTTACTATCCTGGAAGTTGTTATGTAGCTAGTCAAATAGATTCTCAGTATCATCCACAAATTCCATCTAGGACATTCAGAGTCAAAGGCAAAAAAATAAAGATACCTAGTAATTATAGTCCGATACAAGCTGACGGGACTGATCTTAGATTTTGGAATGGAGCGTCTGACACAACGACGACAAGGGGGAATTTAATCTATAATGGCAACTGGGATGGAACTTTTAAATATGAATGGTCGGATAATCCAGCTTGGATATATTATGATCTTTTAACAAACAAAAGGTATGGTTTAGGATCTTATCTGCAAGATGTAGATATCATAGATAAATGGACTCTGTATGAAATAGGTATGTATTGTGACGCTGTTACAATGAATGATGGGAGCAAGACTACTAATAATATGGGAGGTGCTGGCAGATTTATTGGATTAGATGATGGATTTGGAGGTCTTGAGCCTAGATTTAGTTGCAACATATTGATGAAAGATCAAACTGATGCTTTTGACGCTATACAAAACCTAGCTAGATCATTTAGGGCGATGACATATTTTAATAATTCTTGCGTGTCTGTTAGGGTAGACAGACCGTATTTTTTTGAAGACTTTAATAACCTACATACGACTTCAACAGCGCCAAAAGAACATAAATTTCCCCCTCATTTGATTTTTAATAATTTAAATGTTAAAGATGGAATGTTTTCGTATGCGGATGTAGATAGATCGACAAAGCTATCTGCCGTGGAAGTTTCTTTTTTGGATAAAAGAA